AACGTTAGCCGCACTGAGGGCCCCTGACACCACTAGGTCGTCGTCAATGGTCGTGGTCACTTAGCACCTCCTCCAAGTTGTTGTCAAGTCCGATACCGGAAGTGTAACACACTTGTCAAGGGCTGACCAGGGAGTTATGTTCGTTGTCGGATCATGAACCAACCCACCTTGGTGGCTGTGGTGTTGGTGCGGTAGATGTATAGATCCATGCCTGAGGACGAGACACTGGACACGGCGGTCTCCAGGACGGTGGTGCCAGGAACGGAAGTCACGGGAGTACACAGGCCGGTGATGGTTCCTGTTCCTTGGAGATCTAGACCAGAGATGGTTACTGAGGTGGGAGTGTTGGCCACCGGGGTGATGGTCTCTGTGCCTTGAGCGATGTTGCCGGCCTTTAGTCGACCGCTGATCCGGAGATCATGGTTCCTTACTTCAACCATCAGGCGCCCCTCATAGCTAGCCAGTGGATGTTGGTGGCAGTGGAGGTTGTGCGGTAGACCCAGATGGTAAACCCTCGTGGGGTATGATCCGCGGTGGTTACCTCCATGAACACGCTACCCGGAACGATAGACTCCGCTGTTACGAACACTCGGACAGGTCCCCGACCTTGGAGGTCTAGACCAGTGATGGCATGGGAGGTTCGAGTGTTAGCCACTGGATTGACTGTTTCCACACCTGAAGCGATGTTGCCGGCTTGTAGTGCGCCCGTAACCTCCAGATCATCGGTGATGATGCTGGGGTCCTGACCGGCCACGAGAGAGATAACGCGGCGAGCCCGGTGGGACATCTTGGCGCCAGCCTTGAGATCCATTTCCCAGGTGTGCTCCTGGTACTTACCCCTAACTCCCAGCGGGTCATAGTGGATCTTGTAAACGTCGTTACCCGAGTGGATGGGATTCAATCCCGTGTCAAACTCAATGGCCTCATATACCTGTGAAGCCTCGAACGCCATCCGGGAAGCCTTCTCAACTAGAGTGGCCTCACTGGATGCTTCCTGCTCTTGTTCGAACCGAGTGATGGTGCGCCCACGTCGAACCGTGCTGGTGGGGCTAGCCGGGTCGTTGTTCTCCAGGACTACTGTGATGGCCTCTCGATCTGGATCGGAGACTGTGAGGATCCATCGGTTAGGGATGGAGAACAGATCCAGTTCCTTCATGACCTCCGGATACATGATGGACAGGTCATTGTCCTGGTACGTGAACTCCGAGCCGCGATCCTGCGGGGACACATACGGCTTGACAACCGCGAACCCGTTTTCATCGAAGGACAAGGATTCGTAGTTGATGGCGTCCAGGAGGTCATTGATGATGGTCAGGTGAGACGTACCAGCTTCCCACTCCCGGATCGTGGGGATCACCTCGTCGGACAGGGTGATGCGGTGGGACAGGCTGTTCTCATGGAACAGGCGGTGGATCAGTTCGGTATAGAGGTTCTTGGGGTTGCCGTTCAGTTGGAACAGGTCATACCGGAATTCAGGGTCCGTGTTCGTGTTGTCCCCGAATGCCGAGGCCGACAGGCCAGTAAACCCAAAGTCGATGAGGTCTGAGGTGATCTCTTCCTCGATCATCCACGAGGTAGGCTCTACCTCGCCGTCGGCCCAAACCTTACCTCGGATCACGTGACCGATGCACTGAGCACGGACGTTCAGGAACTCACCCGGGGTGTAGGTCACGCTGGTGACTACCGTGTCACCGAACTGGGTACCCACGCGAGTAACTGACAGGTTGATGGTGCCGCCGGTCAGGTGGTGAACGCGGAGACGGTAATAAGCACTTACCGAGAACAGGCGGAAGACCACTGCCGGCAAGAAGCTGTTACCAGTGGCGGTTTGATCCACGGAGATCCGAGTGTAGACCTCAGAGTCCACCAGGATCTCTTGGCTCGTGGTGCCGGCCTGGTTCAGACGGATAGTTGAGGGGTTGGCCTCTAGAACTACGAAAGCATACCCGTCAGCCGAAACACCCAGCTCGGTATCAGCCACGGTGTTATGAGCCCAGGTGGTACCGTCATCAGACTCTCCCCAGTCACCGGACTCTTCCCGAGCGAAGTTGTCATCCACAGTGAGTAGGCCCGATGAGGAAAATCGGTCACTGACCAGGTTGTCGTGGAGAACCTGGGTCAGGTCATACCCCTCAACGCCGCGGGTGATAACGTCGGACTGGTCAGATTCCTGGCTGGGGCTGGAGAGGATGAATACGCCCTGGGGCCACTCCACGTAGTTGACCGAGTCGGGGGTGAACCTCTCGAACGTCTCCGGCTCGGCGATCAGGACATTATCTACGAACACGGCTGGTGTGGTAGAACTGCCTCCCGTGAACGTAAGGGATTGGAGGGGGTCCCGGCCCGCATTGGATTCCGATGTTACATAGTCGGGAGAGCTTGAAGTGATATCGGTCCAAAAGAACCGATAGATGGTTAGATCCTCCGTGTTGAGAACTTCCAGCTTTACTGGCTGATCAATCAAGTTGCCCGTGACCTCTTCGGTCAGATTAACCGAGCCGGCTGTCCAGGTTCCCGAGTCGTCATCTAGGGAAATGTAGTTATCCGAGTCGGGGTCAACGGCATCCGGCTGGATGTTGAGAAGTCCACCGCTGGGGATCTGGAAGTAGCACCGGAGAGACCACTCGGGAAGAGCAGACTTCAACCGGATGACAATAGTCCCCTCATCCGTTGAGTCTTCTCCCAGGCGAGCGGACCTACTGTTGTCTGCGGAGACCTCATCATCATAGACCACAGTCCCTAGAACTTCATCTAGGGCGTTTCCATGACGAGCCGAGTTGTTAACCGTGACCTCTTCACCGGTTACGCCAGGCGTGCCGTTGAAGTTGTTCTGCCACGTGATCTGGTCGTCAAAGGAGACTTCCACACCCTCCGGCGTAAGGTTGACGTTGTCGACCTCGGCAAAGTCATCTTCCGATGCGTCGCCGTTGCACTGGAAGAACAGTTCCAGTGTCTCGTCCTCGTCTACCACCCAGTCCGGAGTGTCATCCTGACGCTGGATGGTCCAGGTACCGGGCAGACCCGTTCGGCTCGTCTCCCAGAACATGGTGCCGCTGTCTTCTCGGATCCGCCACCATACGTGTTCGTCCGGGTCGTAGTCGATACTGGTAAACCCAGGGTCCTGGAATACGTTATCGAAGTTGATAAACTCCAGCTTGTTCTCGGAGCCGAATCCGATCAGTCGGTACTGGATGGTAAGGTTAGTGCCCGCGGTGTTGGAGTTGATTACCATACTCAGGGCCACGTCTGTGCCGCCACTGATGGACGGTACAGAGTTCACCTCAGCGGCCACGTAAGAGCCTGTGAGAGACCACGAGCGGTTAGATACGGCAGCGGGGAACGAGGTCTTTGTAGGGATCCTCAGGCGCCCGCCAACGTTCTTCACTCCCTCACTGTAGCGGTCCCATACATCGGCCATCTCCTGAGTCTCAAAGTCGTCCGTCAGACCCTCGAAGGCGGGAGGGTCCTGGGGGTCCGGAGGAAGCTCGGGGCCGGACTCTTCATTCTCCTTGGGCGGCATGTGCAGACGGACCCACGGCTTAATGCGGTCCTTCAGGTAGTCGATCCGGTCTGTCTCACCGGTTCGCAGGTCGAAGGAGGCAGTCCGCTTGATGTCTGCCAGCCAGTTCTGGCTGATCTTGCAGGCCTTGACATTGGTAAGGTCCGCGGTCTTACGGTTGAACTCGTTCAGGAGCTCATAGCGGAAAGAGAACTTCCGCGAACCGGTGGAACCTTGGATGGCAGCTAGGATCTCTGCCGCGCTGTAGTTGTTGGGGTTGTGATCCCCCTCGGGCAAGTTAAGCGGCTGCACCCGTCACACCTCCTCAATGTCAAAGCTCACTCGGGAGAACTTGAACGCGACCGAGATTCCCCAAGCCTGATCCGATTGGTTGAATCCAGTCAGTGTACCATAAGCGGATCGACCCCGATTGTCCCGGAGAACAAGGGTAATCTTGGACTCAGCAAAGTCCTTCAGATCCGCTTCCTGGGTGCGGTAGTCCGGGCCGTGGGGGATGTCCACGGAGATCGAGAAGTCCTCTTCCTCGTGTTCCCCGAAGTCAACCACCGGGAACTTACGACCGGCGAAGGTCTGAACGGTTCCCATGATGTCAACGGAAGTGGAGCGGTTGTCTTTGCCGAACCGGAATTGCCTCACCGTTGTCTGGGCGTCTGCCGGGTTGTGGATCCAGACACCCTCAATCTCCAGCGTATCGTCCACCTCGGTGATGGTGGAGTCGGTGAAGAACTCACCAGCAACCGCTCGGACACGGTACTCGTACTCAACCCCGCTTGCCGCGGTGTAGTCGCGGAACGAGCCGTTCTCTTCCACCTCGCCGAGCACCTGGAAAGCGTCTGGTGTGGCAGAGGTGCTAACCTCCCGACGGTGGATTACGTTGGTGTCTGGGTTGGGTCGGTCTCCAACAGGCTCCGGGTTCTCAATGCTCAGTCCGATATAACCACCATCGTTCTCCACGTTGAAGGAGATGATGGGCACCTCGGGAGAGTTGTAGTCCGGGGTGATCAGGCGGGTGGCGGTGTTGGACTCGATATCGGCGGAGTCACGAACCGTTACTTCCACCTGCCACTCTACGTCGGCCAGCATACCTTCCACGAGGTATTCAGTGTCATCCGACTCAACCCAGCCGGTGTCCACCAGCTCCTCGTCGGTGTCCGTCCTGAACACCACCACCCGGTAGTCCTCTTGGGTGGTACCTGACACTTCCCATTGGACCAGGTAGTTGGCTGTGACAATGTCCGGGTCATTGTCCGAGTCTGGGTCTGTGATGTTGACGACGCCCGAGGCAGAGGTGGTGAAGAACCCGTAATCCGACCACTCTGAGACCTCGTCCGAGCTATCCCAGACTCGGATCCGCCAACGGTAGTCTTCTTCGTTGTCGATGGAGCTGGCAGCCAGCGTGTAATTGCTGTCCGTACTCGCGGTCTTACCCGTGTCAAACGCGGAGGCTTCTGTGGTGGCATTATCAATCTGGAGCTGAAACGCTGATTGCGTATCGGACTCGTTAGGGTCGATGAATGTCCACTCAAAGGTGGCCTCTTCGTCTGAGTCGAAATTCTCCTTAGGGATTAGTACGGGCTGGTCAGGAGCTACGTTAATCAAGTCGTCAACGTAGATGAGCGAGTGAGTTCCACCCGAAGTTTCGTTGGCCACCGTAATGAGCATCTGCTCACCGATGGTGTGGTGACGGTGGACACGGATGGCGTGGTTAGTTGACCCGGTAGCTCCGACCGAGTCGTTTACTTCCACCTCGTCC